AGAGTGTGTACTCTGCTCGTTGGCTACCCCATGCGCCATGGATTACTGCATTGCCGTGGTCAATTGGAATCTCAATCCAAACATTCGGACCGCCGTATGTAATCCATACAACGATTGACCTTGACAACTCAATAGACAGAGCCTCTGGTTCCTCGCCATCCTCTGGCTCAACGAACCCTTCAACTGCGTCCCGAATGTACTTGCCTAGTTCCAAGTCGTTCATCGCTTCATCTCCTTCTCAAAGCGTACCCGAAATGCATTGTCGGGATCAATGCTCTCCATTGCTTGGCGGAGAGTATCCATTCGTGCCTTGGCGAGAGTGGCTTCTGTTTCCACAATGTCGCCCCATCCCGAATCAACCATGATTCGGAAGTTCTTTCCGTCATCAGCCCACGCACGGCATAGCCTGATGTATCGGCGCAAATGGTTGAACTCCATTCGCGCGTTTCTATACTGACGATAAGGGTTCATACCTTACTCCTCAACTTGCGCTGCAATTTACCTCGGTCGCAGCAATTCCCGATGTGAGTATCGTGCCACCCACACTTTTCGCAATAGCCTTCTACATACTCCACCTCCTTATCCGATAGGCTGTGCCTGTATTGCACACCCAAATAGTTTGCCTCGCCTTTGCAGCGAGGGCACGCAATGACAGGCTGCCTGTCAATACTGCTGATGTAAACCTGATTACTCACAATCCACCTGATACTTTCTCCTTCGTGCCTCTTCAATACGCTTGGTCTGTTCCGTCTGCTTCCTGCCACAGGTGCAGCGGTTATTGATCTTGCACAACCCGTGCAAATCAAACTCTCGCTGTGCCTTTGGCTGCTTCGGTTCGTGCATTAGATCCCAGTATGCGTTCTCATCGTAATCATCTACCCACTGGATCTTCATTTGAACTTGACCTCCGTACCATTGACTACGACATTGAAGTGGTCGTCGTATTTACCACACACACGGCATTCAAACTGATAGGACAGCCCTTCAAGAGGGTCGCCCATGTCGCTATTGCCTGTGTAATCAAACCCGCCGAGCCCATCCGATACGACTTCGTAATAGATGTACACGGCTTCAATAGAATGGATCTCCCCTCCGCACTCGGCGTGCGTGAGGGGAGTTCCCTTCTCTTCAATACGAAGAACGGGCTTACTCATAACTCCCTCCTACCAAAGAATCGGATTGCCATAGGCAGCCGCGTGCTTCTTGCACATCGGCAGACGCTTTGGATCACTGATGGTTTCATACTTGAACCATACCCGAATGTATCCAAGCGTGTTGCAATCCCGAACAATGCACTTCTTGACCTTACGATTATTCACGATACATCTCCTTCATAAATGGTTGATTGTTATTGTATTCAGATTTGTTTACACATCACACCTCCTCATCGTATCCATACACACGATCTGCACCGAGGTAGTCCCCGATAGATTCCAGATCCCGTGCCATTTCCCTACGATACGCATTCAGATCCCTCTCCCTGCTCTCCTTCGCTCCTTCCGCAAAGGTCCACTCTTCGGGAGTGAAGTGCCGCAGTTGACTCAACAGGCTTGCCGCCATCTGGCAAGAGAAGCATTTGTTTGCAACATCATCTTCCATTGAGCACAATTCGTGGCACATACAATCGTACGGATCGCAACATACCCGCCTACTTTCTTCCAATTCCAGGAAGTCAATAGCCGTATCCAATTCATTCGGAGTCATCATCTTCCACCTCACAATCGTGTCCTGCCCCGCCGCAACCAGAGCAATAGGTCATCTTGCACTCAATGCAGGTCATCATTACGAATGGTCCGTAATCAAACCCACAAACTGAGCACGGGTCATTGTGGAAACTCACATCCCCTCCTTGATCGCTACTCGCACCCGCGTCTTGGCATCCTGCCACTCAAAGAAGTGCTCTTCCCCGAAGACTTCGGCTGTGCCATTCACGACATCAACCTGCATCTTCTCAAACTCACCTGTGCTATCGGGACTGGCGTAATACCTTGCGAAGGTTATCGTCGCCCCATTCGTGTGAATCTGGTACCATTTCGCGTCTTCCAAATCAGACTTCCTCTCCGCCTCTTCCAATGACCTGCGAAGAGTGTGAATCTCTGGTAGCATCCAATCGCTGTTGCTAATTCCGTCGCCCACGATCAGCCTCCCATCTTCCATAGCCACACCATCGTGTGGGCAATTAGGTACGCGAACCCTAGCAGGATGAAGAATTTCATCGCTGCTTCCAATACCAATCCAAGCATTCTCATCTCAATCTTCCCTTTCTCCTGCGTGCGCGTGCGTACGCACAAAAAAGCACGCGTCCCCCACTGCCCGTGTGGGCAGCAGGGGATCGCGTGTGTGCGTGCGCGGGCGCGATTACTTGACCAACCCGTAGCGGCGGGCAATGCTCACGAGGTATGGCGCGCTCGTGAACGCACTCGCGTCCTTCGGGCGAAGCACGATGTATCGCTCATCGCCTGCGCCATTCGTCGTGCGTGCGATTACTGCGCCGCTCTCCTTGCGCGTGCACGCGAAGGTGAGATCACCGATCACGACCGAGAAGGTCGGGTCGGTAGTCGCGCCTACGAGCGTGGGCGTTGCGCCCGCGAGCGAAGAGAACTTCTTCGCCGCAGGGCTAGCCTTCGCACGCGCCTTCGGCTTGCTTGGCTTCGCGGGTGTTGCCGCGCCCGCCTGCGCGCGATCAGCCGCGATCGCAGCCGCGATCATCGCCTGAACCTGATCCAGCGTGAGTGCCTGTGGCTTGCTCACAAAAACCTCCTGCCCCGCACGGGGGCATACGCCCCGCGCCACGCGGCGCGGGCGGCGGGTGGCACCCTGCACAGCGCAGGGAGCGTCGCCGTGAGGAGAAGATTGCCTGATCGGTTGCAGGCTGTCAACCGCTGCTGCTAAGGCGCGTGGGACGGGCAGGCAAACACGCGCCTGCGCAGACGCGCGCGTGGGCGCACACACACGGGCGGCGGGCGTGCGAGAGGGCGGGAGGGAGGGGGGTGATACCCCTGCTCTCCGCGCGTGGGAGGCTTATCAAACCTGCACTGCCCGCGCGTGCGAAGGTCGGAATTTCGTGGGGGGCTCCCCGCCGAGCCTTTGCGCGTACGCGCCGCGGGGGGGTACACCCAATCTCCGCACTGAACACCCCCTCTGATAAGGCGGCGCGGGTCTTTCAGGCTGCTAAATTCGGGTTATCAAGCCCCCTCCCAGCAGGGTCCCCTGGTCGCCTTCCCTGTCTTTGGAGGGACCCATTAAGGGTCCCCCAGAACACACACAACAGTAGTAGTACGTTTGCGGACCCTTATATATGTCTTAACCAAATCTTAATAATCAATAGACCTAAACTGGGCGCGGCGTGGTGTATAATTGACCCATAATTCTGGTAAATCAGAATATATAAAAAACTAACGAAGACCCTTAAAGGCGGAAGGAATAAATGGGAAGAGCATCAAAAGCGCCTCGCGTCATCGCGGGGTACGGAGGGGGAGCCGCCACTCCTTCTCCGACTACTAGAGAGATCCCCGCGCGTCGTCGGACGCAGGCTCAGGTGCAGCGGGCAACAAACTGGAAGCCCAGCGTGCAGCGAGACCGCCCGACTACCGCTCCGTCTGCCGCTGCGCAGAAGCCAGTAAACACACAGCCAACGCCAAAGGCTGAAACTCCAAAGCCAACCCCAACTCCGAAGACACCACGGCGGCTACCGCTTGGCTTCGGCAAGGCGGTTGGCGTGTACAACACCATGGAGAAGGGCGTTAGCGGCTTCAAGGACAAGGCGTGGGAAAAGGCTCCATCTGGAATCCGCAAGATCTCTAACCCAGCAAGGGGTGTATACTCTGGAGGAATGGGCAAATTTAATATGGTGCAGGACGGGATATTCATTGGAGCAAACGTAAAAAATCTTTTTGACTCTAAGGAAACCGCGACTGACCTGTACAACTCCTACCGTGACAAGTACGCCTCCGTGGAAGATGCCGAGGCTGAGGTCAAGTGGCAGGCTGTAACAAACATCGTTTCCGTTGGCGCTGACAACATTGCTCAGCAGATGGTTAACCGAGGGGCACAGGCTGCGGTACGCTTTGTTGCCGCGCGAGCCTTTGGTATGGCTGCTGGCGCAGCGCTTGGTCCTATCGGGTTTGCGCTAACTCTAGTTGCCTTTGCAGTCATTGACAATATGACAAGAGAGAAAGCCACGACTGCAGACCTAAACCCAGCAGGGGAGGCTGCAACGTCGGTTGCAAACGCCTTCCAGAGCAACACGATGCTAGGCACCACCTTCCTTAACAACGCGGTTATGCCCGCTATCTCCCCGTCACTACGATCTATTGGGTGGTCAAACACGGAAAAGAACAGCCCGATTGATGTGCAGAACCTTAAGGCAGAGCGAAACCCTACGAACTACCGCTTCTCAGAGTACGACGAGAACGGCGACCTACGTGTTGCGGAATATAAGGTCTACGAATCATTCGGCAAGAGGAAGGACGAGGTTGGGATGCTGCTTGATCTTGGGTACTTCTTGACTCCAGCGGTGGACGACAAGGGGCAACCAGTCGTCAACACATGGGAAAACCCGCTAAATCCAGCAGAAACAATTACCTATCGGTCGTTTGACCTTGATGGGTTTGCCCTACAGGAATGGCTAGAGAGCACGGACTGGACGTTTGGCAAGGGAAATATCAAGGATCGCATGGAGGGACTACCCCCAATTGACAACCTTGTACAGCAGGCACTTTTTAAGGAGCCACTAACTGGTCGCGAGAAAAATATCACCGTAGAATCGTGGTACAATATGGTCCGAAACGATGCCTCACTTAAGCCACAGCGCTGACAAAAAGGTCCTTCGTGAGAAAGATCTTGAAATTGAAGAAGAATACGTAAAGTTTAAGAAAATCCCTAGGAAGAAAAAGGAACCTTCCGAAGAAAAGAAAGGCAAATACAATGGCTGATGAAGTAGTAAAGCGTAAGATTCAAGTACTAACTGCTGGCGGAGCACCACTACGCACGCACACCGCTATTTTTGTCCGCAAGGAAGGAAATAGGGTACGTTTTATTACTGAAGAGGGCAAGACATTTGACCTTCCTGCTGATGAAGTACAGATTAGCGATAAACTTGAGAGCAAGAAGTTTAGCAAGACCAAGAAGGGCGGCGCAGCAGCACCGTCAACCGAGGCTCCACGCGTCGGACGAGAGAATACGCTCCGAGGAATGACAGGAAATCAGCGAACGTTTGACGCTGGCAACGCAATGCAGCGCCGAATCTACCGATCACTGAAGAAGACGACAGGATGGTACAGCCTTTCGCTTGCAGAGCGCGTTCAAGCCAACATTTCCGCACTTCGCAAGGCTGGCATCTCTAACGATTTGATTCCAGGAGTTGTTGACCAGATGAGCCGCCAGTATTTCAGCGGCAAGGGCGCAACTACAAGCAAGACTGGTACGGCTGCAATCGCAGTTTTGGAAAAGTTTGCTGGTGGAAAGATCACTGGTGGCGTACGCCGCGTCATTGAGCGCGGAGTAAGCGCACGACGCGCAATGGGCGCTGGCAATGTGTACACCGAAGAGGGGAAAGTTGAGAAGCGAACAGGCAAGGGCAGGCGAGAGTTGATCCGAACTGGATCACGTGGCGGCACAAGCCGAGTTCCAACCCCAACAGGCGGATATAGCGCCAAGGGTAAGGAAGTTACGACGGCTCGCGCGAAGGCTCTTGAGGCTGCAAGGCGCGTGAGCGGTGGGCTTGAGCAGATTGACGAGATGCCAGGATCCCCGCGACGATTTGGTAAAGCAAAGTTTAAGGGCGCACCTGAGGGCGCTGTTGAAAAGAAACTCGTTATTCAAGAAAACCGATTTATGGGTAAAGACGAAATGGGTAACGACATTCTCAAGCCGTTTAAGAAGACTGTCTCTCTTCTTTACAAGGATGGGAAGTACTTTATTCCGAAGGGAAACGGATACTCTGCTATGGACACAAGGGAGACGAAGGAGTTCTTCCTTAAGGGCGGTAAGGTTGAGCGTAGGAACGTTTCCAAATCATCACCAACCGAAGGCAAGGGCAAGGCTACGACCAAGTTCCTTCTGCGCGAATCCCGAATTGGTGGTCGCATGAACGACGAGCGGCTTGTAACGATTGCTAAGGAGTTGATTAATCAGGCTCGCAGAACTGGCAACATTCCAAAGGAAGGCGGCTACACCGCGCTCCTTATGAATCAACCACAGTTCAAGGGAATGGACTCTAAGGACTTGCGCAGAATCATTGCAATTGCCAAGGCTGATGTCAAGTCAGCAAAGGTTGAGCGAAAAGAGAAGAAGCGCGGACCTCGCGAGAAGACTGGCGGCAAGACAAAACTTAGCCTCACTGGTCGCGACATTACTGGCGAAGGAACTCCACGAACCCAAAAGGGCAAGGAGACTCGTGCTGCAATTGAGCGAGCAGAGCAGGATATTGTCCGAGAAGATCTTGAGAAGAAGGCTACCATCCGCAAGGAGCGAACCCGCGCACGTATCCGAGGCGAGAAGCCAACGGGCGCAATGCGTCCAGCCAAGCCGATCAGCATTACTGCTGCGCGCAGGATGGAGCAGGAAATTGCCGAAGGAAAGAAGCCAAGTAAGGTATTCACAAAGCGAACGCCAAAGGCAATTGTCAAGTCCGCTGCAGCAGAAGGAAAGGTCAAGATTAAGGAGCCGCGACTTAACGCTCGCGACAAGGAAGCGCTTGCTCTCCTTGAGAAACTCCCAGACCGAACGTCCCGAATCAAGGCTGCAGACATGATGAAGATTAGTACAAAGGTCCGAACAAAGGCAATGAGCAAGAACCTGCTCAGCCTTGCTGGTATGTATGGTGCAAACTACATCCTCTCGCAACTTGGCGAAGAGGCAAGAAAGAAGGGGAAGCGTTAATGGCTAAGTGGACATCTTCTCAGCGCGTAAACATTTCTTGGAACGGGTACCACTTTGTTGGAGATGCTGGCACAGAGTTTGGCGTAGACGACTACCTCATTGAGGAACTAGCCGCCGAGTTTGCTCCAGTCGTTCCTGGCTTTACCGTCACGGAATACTTCCATACCCACGGCAGCGGAACGCATACCCACACGGATTACGTAGAGACTGCAGGCGACACGATGACTGGTGCGCTTATTGTCAACGCACCAATCACCTCGTCCGATGAGGTTAACGCAAATTACTTTGTCGCACAGAACGCTGGCAGCGAGGCTTCGTTCCGTGTCACTGCAACGGGAAGCCATGCAAAGATTCAGACCAACGATTATGCCGAGGTAAAGGATGGCGAGGCGTTTGCCGATATCCACGCAAAGAACATTGAACTTGATTCAAGCATCACCCTAACCGATGCGACCATCACGAGGACTGGCGCTAACGCTCTTGCGATTAGCGGAGACCTAAACGTTGTTGGGGCGCTGACGCAAGACGGTGATCAAGTGTCGCTCGTCGGACACACACATACGTACCTTGGTACGGAGTGGCTCACGGGCGAAGGCGTGCCCAGCAACACCCTTGGGAAGAACACTGACTTCTACATTGACACCGTTTCTTCCCTGTACTACAAGAAGGTCGGCGGCGTGTGGGTGCTTCAGGGAGACCTTGAGGGCGCTCAGGGTCCTGCTGGTCCTGCTGGTGCTGCTGGCGCTACAGGAGCAACTGGTCCTGCTGGTGCCACTGGTGCCACTGGCGCTACTGGTGCAACTGGAGCGACTGGAGCAACTGGTCCTAAGGGAGATACTGGAGACACTGGTCCAGCGGGTCCTGCTGGTGAAGGACTCAGCATTAAGGGTACTGTTTCAACCGTCGGCGCGTTGCCGTCAACTGGAAACACCGAGGCTGATGCATACATTGTAACTGCAGACGGACATCTTTATGTTTGGAGTGGAACGGCATGGATTGACGTTGGACCAATTGTCGGTCCACAGGGCGAGACTGGGGAGACTGGTCCAGCAGGTCCACAGGGAGAAACTGGTCCAGCGGGACCTCAGGGAGAAGTTGGACCAACTGGTCCGCAGGGCGAGATTGGTCTTACTGGCGCAACTGGTCCACAGGGAGAGACTGGTCCAGCAGGCGCGGATGCCCTCTGGACCTTTACTGGTGCGTATAGCGGTGGCGCATCTTATGCTGTAGGAGACGTTGCTACGTACAATGGACGAACGTGGTATCGCATTAATTCAAATGGCGGAAACGTCGGAGACACTCCAGCCGAAGGAACATTCTGGACGCTAATTGCCGAAAAGGGAGATACTGGAGATACTGGTCCGACAGGTGCTACTGGCGCTCAAGGTGAGACTGGTGCTACTGGCGCTCAGGGTCCAAGTGGCGTTGTTACCGTTACTGCCCCAATCCTTAATACTGGGACAAGTAGCGCGGCAGATCTAAGCCTTGACATCGGGACTGGCGCTACGCAAGTAGCCGCTGGAGATCACGTCCATAGCGGCGCTGGTACGGCTACGGTTGTTCAAGAGTATGTTAAGAACGACACCGAGGCTAAGGTCAAGGGAGACGTTGTATACATCTCTAGCGCAGACGGTACAAATCCAATCGTTTCGTTTGCAGATGCTGATAGCGAATCCACATCAAGCAAGACTCTTGGTCTTCTTGCTCAGGACCTTGGAACCAATGCACACGGCTATGTAATCACTCAGGGTATTCTTTCTGGCATTGATACAAGCGCAGCATCCACCGAGGGAGTTTCTGTTTGGCTGTCATCAACCGCTGGCAAGTTGACATTTGGTGCACCACCTGCAAAGCCAGCCCACAGCGTATACCTTGGCGTAGTTACAAAGAAGAATGCCAGCACTGGTGAGGTGTTTGTAAACGTCCAGAACGGCTACGAACTTGAAGAGTTGCACAATGTCAACATTGCCTCAACTCCTGCAGATAAGGATTTGCTCTACTGGGATAACAGCACCTCTTTCTACAAGATGGGTAGTGCTGCGACAATCGGTCTTTCAACCACAAGCCATACGCATGCGGGCGGAGGGGGAGATGTTGTTGGACCATCATCGGCTCTTGACAACACATTGCCACGTTTTGATACGACAACTGGGAAACTAATTCAGGGGAGCAGCGTTTTTATTAACGATTCTGATGTTGCGTTTATGCCTGCGGCTACAGCAACAAAGGTAATTACAGTTGCTCAATCCGCATCCCCATCCGTTAATATGTCAAGTGGGGATCTGTTTGTTTACGATAGCCTTACGCCATCTCTTGTCTGGACTCAAACAGCAGACTTCTCAAGCAACACAACTGGAACACTTACATTCCCATCTGGCGCTCAGCAAGGGGACTATGTTGTTCTATATGTAGCATCTGACGGAAGTGCTCCGACAATGACATCTACTGGGTGGACACTGCTTCAATCTGGAAACCCAAGCACGCATCCATTTGCATGCTGGCAGAAGCAGATGGGCGCTACGCCAGATACTGATGTGACTGTTGGTGGAATTAGTACGGCGAGCGCAGCGATTGCTCGTGCATACCGAGGAACTACGGGAGCAGGGGCAAGCGCAGGTACGTCCTCAACAACTGGCATGCCTGATGCGCCGACGGTAACGCCAACAGCAAATGGATCAATTGTCATTGCTTTCGGCAGTCTTGATGACGATGCTGGCATTACATCGTCAGCGCCCGCTACGTACGGAAATTATGCTGCAATTGAGTCCTCTGCAAGTAAAGTCACTCTTTATAGCGCTGACAAATTTAACGTATCTACTTCAGAAAACCCAGCCGCCTTTGCTGGAGGTGGTAGTGACGAATGGGGAGCAGTGACAGTTTCAATGTCTCCAGCAACAAAAGGAACATTCTCATTTACAAGCACGCCGACGCAATCTGTTGGGGCATACGGAACAGTTGATGGATCTGTTAAAATTTTCCACATTAAAGGAACAATTGGTGTTCACTTCCCAGCATCTGTTTCATACATTGGTGGAACCCCCTCTGCGTTTCCAATTCTCGCAACTCTCGTGACATCGGACGGCGGAGCAACATGGGTATGCACATATGCGTCGTAGTCCAGCGATTAGCGGTCAAAGAAGGCTTAAATGGGTTTACAGTTCGTATAGCCTTTTGGTAAGTTCAAGCACGCATCAAATTAATTTAGATACTTCTAGAGCGCACAGGATTGTTGTTATTAATTACGCAACAGCAAATGGAACAACCACTACGCCAGACTCGGTTGTAATGGACGATCTTATTCCTACGGTTACTAACGGAACATATACTGATGTATTTGGCATGTCATATACAGATAACGCTGGGACCGAAGGAACTGGTCTTGTAATATCAATTTTTGATGTAAGTGCTGGATCTACAGTATTTGAAGTTCAGGGTCAGACAGCAGAAGATTATTATGGATCAATGCTTCTTGTATTTTACGATTCTGGAGGAACAGATGCGCTTGAGTCAAAGTCATTTACATCCTCAAGAGACGACCAGACCGACTACAGTTACGATGCAAATTACACGAGTATAAAGTTCTGGGGAATTAACGAATCAAGTACACTTGCTCTACACGAACAGAACGTTACTGGCGCAACAATTACTGGATTGTCACCATCTGCTCAAGCGCTAATCGTTCTATATCACGGTTATGGTAATAATTATGCTGCAGCAAGTGCTGATGTTGAGCACAGCGATTCAAACGAAGGATTTTGTATTCTACGAAAAACTGCTGGTGAGATAAATACAAAAGTAACTCCAGTGTTTAAAATAAAAGTAGACGCTGCAAATCCAGAAGGGCAGGGAACTTCTTCATGGGCTGGATTTAATGTATATAGCGGAACGCAATTTGGTAGCACCTCAGATCTTTATTTAAGCACAAACACTGGATTTTCCCAGGGGGATATACTAGGCGCACTTATATTTTAGGAGGAGTTATGGAAAAATATGTTTTTGTAAATGGTCAAGATGTCGTAAAGTATCCAGTCTCAACACAAGATCTTATTGATATTATTGGCGTAGAGGCTACATCTGTTCAGCAGAAAATTGACGCTGGGATTCACAAAGTTTTCCCAAGTCCAAAAGGTTCTGACTGGAAAAAGACTTACGTGGAAAAGAATCCTCGCTGGGTAGGAGACTCGTGGGTTGAGGTATGGGAAGAGCGGGATGCTACCCCAGAGGAACTAGAAGAGCGCGCTAGTGCAAAATGGGAAATTATCCGACGATATCGTACCGAACTTCTTGCCGACACAGACTGGACACAGTTTGTTGATGTTCCTCTAAGCGTTGAAAAAAAGCAGGAGTTTGCTGATTACCGACAAGCCCTACGCGACATTACGGATCAGCCAGATCCATTTGACATCTGGTTCCCAGAGGTCCCAAATGCCTAAACTAAAGATCCGATCTCAACTTCCTCATGTTGAGAAGGGCGGCGTACTAGATGACTGCGGACCATCGTCTGCTGCATGCGCAACGTCGTGGGTTCTTGAAAAAGACATTACGGCAAAGCAGGGAATTGACGCGAAGGTCAAGGCAACTGGTCGTCCAGACAAGCCAGGAGTTGCAGATAATGCGACATCAATGGCAGAAATAATTAAGATTGCTAAGGAGTTGGGGGCAAATGGTCGCTGGGCAAGAGACTGGGACGACGTTGTTAGTAGCCTTAAGAAAGGCGCTGCAATTGTCATCAACGTTCAGGCTGCAAGGTTCTACCCACCACAGGCAATCAGCGCATGGCACAAGCGGTTTGTTGGTCGGCACGCTGGTGCTACCTATGGGCACATGGCTGCTGCGGTGTGGGATAAGGAGTTTGGATTTCAGTTTGCTGACCCGACTTTCTCAGGACTTAAGGCAGAGAAGTACGCAGTCACAGTGACAGAAAAGGAACTAAAGGCAATTGCATCAAGCAAGGGGGATGCTCCGCACAGCCGATGCATCATCATCAAGGCGTGACTGAACTAGCCCCTGTATTGACCAACTGCTCTGCCTGCCGTAGCCCATTTGTTGAGGCGATCAACAAGAAGATGAAGGAAGGCGTTGCGGACGTAAAGATCAGCGAATGGCTCAAGGAGAACGGTGGCTACATCAGCCGAGTGAGTCTTGGGAAGCACAAGCGCGACCACCTTGTAGAGCGCCACGAAGCGGCTAGGATCGCCGCCAAGAAGGTCCTAGAGAAGCAGGCAAAGACGATCAAGGCAAAAGGCGACCTCGCCTCGCTAGTGGCAAATCAGGTGTATAATATGGTGGAAGACGGGGCACTGATGCCGACGCTGGCAGAGGGGCTTCGTGCTCAGGAAATGATTGATCGTCGGCAAGAGAAGGGCGCAGACCGAGATCTTACGATCATGCTGGCTCAGGTTCTGGGCGGTGCAATGATTGTTGAAGGAACAGCGGAAGAAGTTGAACAGGAGCAGATTGATGCGTAAGAAGAAGGGTAGCAAATACCTACGAAAGGCTACGGGGCTTAAGGCTTCTCAAATGATCCGTCAGGGTAACTTCCGTGCCGCTGCCCGAATGATCGGGCACTCTGTTGACCCAGAAAATCCAGTTGCTGCTGGTAAGAAGAAGATGTCTCCGAAGTTGCTATCAAAGGCTGCTGCAATTTATAAAGATCAAGTTAAGAATAAGAAGAGCCTTGGTCGCGCCGCCGCAAAGGAAATTAGTTTTGCTCGTGGAAACGCACGACTAATTAGGGTTACCGACTCGCTCCCAACAGTTGCAAATAAAATGCCAGTGTTTAAGGACGTTAAAGTAGTGGCATCAAAGAATATTGCAAAGTCCCTAAAGAATGCTTCCGCCTTTATTGAAGGCGGTAAGGTCGCCCGCACTGCGGCTCGTGGTGCAGGTGTATTTGGTATTACTGCTATGGTGGCTAGCCACTTGGCAGGAGAAGTAAGAAAGAAGAAGGGTTGATATGGCTGGAAAGAAGAAGTTCGCTCCACGCAAACTCAAGTCCCCGAAGCGAGAGGTCGGAGTCAATGCTGCCCTTCTTGCTGGCGGTGGTGCTGCGGGTACTGTAATCGGAGCAAAGATCGGTGGAGCACGTGGTCGTGCTGGTCTCCGAAGTCGTCTTGTTGATGCAACGCGTCAGGCAAAGTTTGCATATGACACCGATATGGGAGTTATTACATCGGGCAAGGATAAGGGCTGGTCACGAGCAGAAGTCAACAAGGCTGATACTGCTGTAAGCCGACTTGCAACAAAGGAAGCAAAGCGATACAACTACAAGAGCCAATCATACAAGGGTATTGTTGGTTCAAATGCAGACATTAAGAGCGGTAGGTATCCTAACGCTAACGCTTTTGCACGGAAGAACACACGAGATGCAATGCGTGGCGCTGCATCAAGCCGTGGCGCACGACGTGGTGCCGCAGTCGGTGGTCTGAGTGGCGTTGCGTTGTCTGCGCTTGCGCAGGCTGTTGCGCGAGAACTTCGTAAGAAGCGATAAGGAGAAATCCAATGACGGAGAGGGATAGGGTTCGTGATTACCTTGGAAGAATCAAGGACGACATGAACCTTCGGCAATGGACAATTAAGGTGTCAGATGATCTGCCCCCTGATGACTCTTGGGCTGACGTTGAGGTAAGCCAGAATCTCTGGACTGCCACAGTACGGATCAGCAATGACTTCTTTAAGGAGTCGCCAGAGCATCAGAGGGAGATCTTGGCACATGAACTTTCGCATGTTCACTATGGGTCTTTGGAGCGCCTCGTTGAGTCGCTTGATAAGATCTTGGGCGATCAAGCCTATAAAATCCTAGAGCACCTTTGGGATATTGAATCGGAGCGCGCAGCGGACTCTATCGCAGTCCCTCTCGGTAGGTCCCTGCCGCTTCCTAACTTTAAGGGTGGGAAAAGATGAGTGTACGAAAACTAGTTAACCCGATGAAGCAAGAAAAGAAGCCGCTTCAGAATATTGATAAGTGGAACCCTCCTACAAAGAAGGACCCTATTAAGATTCCACGTGCAACAATTACTGACAACTATATTTCTGTCCCAGATCAGTACATCCCTGAGGAGCCACCTACGGTGAGAACTCGGAGGAAGAATGCCTAAGTCTCCCGCATGGACACGGAAGGCTGGGCAAAATCCTAAGGGCGGGCTAAACGAGCGAGGTCGCGCCTCTCTTCGTGCCGCTGGTCATAACATCAAGAAAGGCGTAACTGGCGCTGCCAACACCCCAGAGAAGATGCGACGAAAGGGTTCTTTCCTTTCTCGCATGTTTGGACCTGGGGCACCTGGAGCAATGGTCGCGCCAAACGGAAAGCCGACGCGACGAGCGCTGAGCGCAGCCGCTTGGGGAGAGCCAGTGCCAACAAGCGACGCGGCTAGGGCACGGCTATATAAGAAGGGACAGGCACTACTTGCCAAGTATAAAAACACCAAGTCAAAACCTACTAAGCGATCTTCATAGGGGTCGTACTGACCCTTCGTTCTTCGCAGAGCGTTTTCTTGGGGTACAGATGAATGCTGGACAAAAGGTCTGGGCTGCTGGCTGCTCCGAGCGCGGAGAAAATGGATGGTCCCCTAAGTACCTCACGACAGTTGTGTCTGCTGGTAACCGTGCTGGCAAGACGCTTGCAATGGCGCTTGTCATTTTCCATTCTGCGTTCTACAAACTAGGGGTTCGTCCTCCGAAGCCCAATGACCCTGAAGACGCTCTCCGTTGGATCAACGCCCCCTACGACTGGTATCATGTCGGTATCCAGCAGGAAACTGCTGAACTCGTATTTAGGGAAATTTCCCTGATTACTCAAGGCATCCACCCTGCTCAACAGCGTAGAGGCTGTCCGCTGTTTGCCGACATCGGTCCAGTCGCGAACCTTGACAAGAAGTATCGCGGGGAGTACCTTTGGGTACAATTCCACAAGGCTGTCGGGGGAGCCAACATCCATTTTAGAACGACGCAAGACAAGGCGAAGGCTCTCCTCGGAAAGGACATGCACGGGATCTCCTTTGACGAGGCTGCGTTTGACCCCTATCTTATGACCATCTACCAAGAGGTGCTCAACCTCCGCCGTCTCTCCACTGGCGGGCAATTGCACTTCATCTCCACCCCGACGGAAGGGATCAACGATTACGCCGATCTCTGGGAATTGGGGAATCCCGATAACCCAAACAAAGATCCCCAGTTCCTCTCGTTCAGGATGTCTACCCGTGACAATATTGGCTTCGGCTTGTCCCAAGAGAACTTTGACAATATCATCCGACAGCAGGTAGAACATCTTGTCCCCCAGAATATTGACGGATTTTTCATTGAAGCCCGTAATGCGTACTTTTCCTCTGAAATGGTGGACCAAGCCTTTGATCCAGTCGTTGAACAAGAGTTACCTCCAATCAAGAAACACCGCTATGTCCAGGGCTGCGATCCTGGGATTTCCTCCGATGCTACGTGGTCTGTTACCCTAGACTATACCGACAAACACAACATGTTGGGGGTACGGGCTAGGCGTAGGAGTGGTCGTCAGACTATAATGAACGTCGTGAATATGCTGCGAGAAACCCATCTGTTGTATAATCAGGGCAGTGCCTGTACTACGATCCTAGATAGCACTGGGTTTGGGGGTAAGATGTTTGCCCAAGAACTTAGTATTATTAAGCCTCTAAGACAGGTAGACTTTTCTGGTACTAAGGCTAAGAAACTTGAGATCCTATCTGATCTTAAGGCTGTTATAGATAAAGGAATGATTAAGTTTCCTAGATCTGGGATCTGGTTGGAACTGAGGAGACAGTTGCTGGGATATAAACTTGATGATCGCAAGTTGGAAACGGATGCTGTAATGGCACTCGCCGTAGCCGTGCGATATGCAACGCGGTCGGCAAGCGAGGCTGTTGAAGATCCGCAGTTTAATTACTTTGGGGTGGTGTGATGGCAAAGGCTAAGGGCGTACCAAGTCTAGTAGAAAATGGACGATCAGTTGCTGGTCAGGTAACCACTGACCCAAATGTTTTTGATACGGTACGAAGAGGCGCTGCTGGTACAAACGTAATCTCTAATGCAACAAAGAAGTACTTTGAAAGCAAACTGCCTCCTGCATACAAGGCAAGTTCCGAAGCACTAAAGAAGCGTGCTGCTCTTTCTGGGGACAACGACATGTATCGCGTGGCAGCAAAGTTTACAGAGATCCTTGAGCGGAAGTCCTCCAGTCAGTCAGAGGCTGACCGACGACGCGGCATGTTCCGACGATTTGATAACTTGTTCCATGCAAACACAATGACTGTTGGTGGTGCGGATCACTGGGCTGACGATCCCAGCGCTCGGCTCGGTGGTCGCGCTCACGTCTCCGTCAACGCTCACGCTTCGTACGTTACAATCCCAGCATCGCTGCAGGCAGTGCGCCCAGTTATTAACTACGTCCCGACTGGAACCGAAAAAGAAGACCGATCAATTGCAGCCAACCGCGAGAAGTTGTTCTTCCGATGGTGGGAAGAGGCAGAGTTGGATCTTGTCATGGAAGACGCTGCGTTGTTTAAGAGTCTTTACGGAGACACCGCTGCAAAGATCTATTGGGATCCAGTCCGCAAGTTGCCAAAGGTTCACGTCATCTCATCGCCAGAAAACCTTTACCTTGGCTACGGCGTAAGCGACTACACGCGACTAGACTGGGCGCTTTATACATACGGGATCTCGCCACTTGCTGCTGCAGAAGAGTTCGGTGTTGATGTAATCCCAGCGAAGGAAGGCGATATCTTCTATCCATACGTTACTAAGGGGACGCATGACGATCCTCTTGGCACTTTGTACCGCGACTCGTTTGAGCGTAACTTCATGCGACGGCAGACTGACTACGAGCGACTTCAAGTTGAAGTCTATGACTATTGGTACAAGGAGCCACAGGGCAAGGGCAAGGCTCCTCTTGTTAAGAACTGCGTTTACGTTGGCACGCAACTTATTAGCGAAACCGAACATCCAGAATACGACGGGGAGATCCCGTACGTAATCCTGACCAACAGCCGAATTCCTGGCAGCCCATACGGGAAGCCAGAACTTTACGATGTTGAGCAACTCCTCCGCGAGAAGGACGAGCGCATCACGAATCAGGCGCAGTTTATTCATCAGGTCGTTGGTGGTCAGATGTTCCAGTTGATTGGACAGGATGCCCCAGAGGAAGTCCCTGCCAATGCTATTCCAAAGCCAGGTCGTATTGCAAGCCCAGGTGCTGGCAATCGCATTGAGCCAATTCAGCCGTTTATCCCACAGATGCAGATTGAAGACTATAACCGCCGACTTGATCGCGAGTTGACTGTTATCTCTGGTCTTAACGATCTACTCCTTGGCGTTGCCCCGTCGGGCGTTCTTGGATCTAGCCGAGCAATTGCTTCACTTATTGCAAACTACGAGCAGCGCATTGCGCCAAAGCGAAAGTTGTTCTATCAGTGGCTTAAGAATGTTTGGCGACTTTCATGCAAGGTATGGGAGAATAAGAGCGACGAGGTTAAGATTATCTTTGACGGTCAGTACCGCATTGAAATTACTCCACCAGAGTTGACCCCTCGCGATACACTTGAACTTGCAAGCACTGCAATTAACCTTGTGCAAAATCGCATCTGGTCGGCAGAGCGCGCAATGGATCGCGTGGGCGTGGAAGATCCTCAGGGCGAGAAGGATATTATCCGCGACGAACAGACAGATGCTACAATCAATCCTGCTGCAGTTGCAACAATGGCTCAGGTCATTGCTCAGTTCCAGCAGATGGGTGTCACCCCTCCACAGGGAGCGCAGCAACAGGGTCAGGCTGGCATGGAGTCAGCAATGAACGCTATGCGAACGCAGAACCCGTCGCAGCAATTGATTGAGGGACAAAACGATGAAGACCTAAATGCTCAGGGTATGGCTGAGGCTCAGCCGTCCAATGCTGCTGGGTTTGCGGAAAGCCCAGAGCAGTTGGCTCTGATGGAGCAGCAGGCGCAGCAAGCGCCTATGGGAGGCTTGAATGGCTGAAATCTACGGATCTTTTGGTCGCGTAATTACTGGTAATACTCTTGGCAGTAGCGTCGCCTCGCTTGCCCGTCAGATCCTTAACGACAAGATTAGCCGAATCTTCAATGCGTACCGAGACGAGGTTCAGTACGAAGGATCCCTTCTTGATGCTGGAAGTGCTATCTCTAAACTTACAGAGATGCTTGGTCTTGTACAGGCAGGTAGTGAGGCGGAGAAGGACATCAAGGAATACATTGATGCAATCCGACAAGAGGACCGAAAGCGCCGCGCGAACAAGGCAATCAATAAGGTTGATCTTGCTGGTGCAGAAAACAAAGACTACCCAGAACTAATCAAGGCAATCAAGGGGATCCTTGCAGACCCAACAATTACAGAGACTGAAAAGGAAGCGTACAAGGCTGCCCTTGCAAATCAGACTCGTAACTACATTAACAACATTATGCGACAGTTTAATGATGGCGGTAGCGTAACGGTTGACGGCAAGACTGTTGACTTCGGTATGTCTGCAAATCATTCTCAATTGACGAGCATTATTGGCGGACTGATGACAGACAATCCAGATATGCGTATGGAGATCGGAAAGGCGTTTGATCAGTCGCGAGCAATGGTTATGCTCAAGGCAGCAGAGTTTGCCTTTGCCGAAAACAAAGACATTAGCAACAACGGTCGTGCGGCTGCCTATGAAAAGTTGAAGAAGTCCACGCAGGAGGCATATGACCTACTTGCAAAGTCTGAGTTTGACCTTGCAAATAGTGGAGTTGCCCTTGACCTATTGAAGGACATTACAAAGTACTCGGAAAACATTCAGGACTATAAGGATGCTGCTGCTAGCGAGTACGCACGAGACTACGTAAACAAGGGAAACGCCAAGGCTACGTCGTACTTTGATGCCGTAGATAAGTTTGCTACTCAGGTTCTTGGTAACGCAAAGGATGCAATTACTGGAGGAACATCACTAGCCAATCTCGTACTCTCTGGAGACATTGATGCCGTATACCGATATCTAGACGCAGTTGCCGCAAACAACAAGGGGAATACTGGATTCACTATTGATGGTAAGTCGTACTCAATTTCTCGCGATGCGTTCTTTGACGGCATCCGAACTACTCGCAAGATCTTTAATGCCCTTGACGACTTCTCAAGCGGGAACAAGAATGTGCACCCAGATGACCAGACGTATTTCTCTGAGGCTGCTGGACGGTACAACGTGTTTATCCAAGGTAAGGAAATCTTTACTATTGAAGATAAGTACGACGCTGCACGGGATACAATGATCAAGAACATCCGATCCTCTGGTGGCGACATCTATAAGATCCGAGAAGCATACATTAAGTTTGGTCAGGTCCTTAGCGGTCTTGCTTCAACCTATGGTCCGAACTCGCTTGTCTATGATGAACTAATGACTGAATCAAGGCTGTACGTTAGCGGAGACGTTGGCAAGGGAGATCAGTTGACCTACGGAGTTGTTAGCGGTAACTTTGACCTAGGCACGGAGAAGTATGAAGACTATCTTGCCGAGCCACTTAGCGCTCACGACATTGCCGCAAATACCCGAAGAGACCTTCTTGAGACGTTTGTTGACTTTGACGGTGACAAAATTACAATCCCAAGGAACTTGGGTCCAGACTCTGTTCTATCGTACGAGGGCGTAAAGTTTGCACGACCTTCTTGGGCTGCGGACGGGATTAAGGTCAAGGGTCTTACTGGTCCAAATGAAGTCCATCAGATTATTCCGATCCAAGATAGCCTTGGCAAGGAGAAGGGTTGGCTCTCATTTGTTAATGGTAAGTTCATTGGCGGAACGCGATCAAATGGTAAGTACACTTTTTACAACTCGTCGGATATTACAAGAAACCTTGCGTCGCTTGGTATTACCAGTCCCTCCGACATGGAACTTCTCTTTACCGATTCAGGCATGGTATCCAACGTTAACATTGCAATTCTTGGATCAAAGCGAGAGTTGACCCTTGACCAAATGGAAGTCCGAAATGGGACATGGGAAGACAGGGTTACTGGTGTTCAGGGAGAAAACGCTGGTATTACTCCAAACAAAGATGAGTTTGATACATATATTAAGGATCTTATTGACAAGAAGCAAATTAAACTTCTTCCTCCTGCGCCTTCCTATGCTCAGCAGAAGACTGAAGATCGCATCCTTATTAAGGACGATCAGGGTAACTGGGTTGCCGCAACCGCACTCCTTGACGATAGTGTTGTTGAGCAGATCATGGATCGCTTGCCGATGATCACCACGCCTCCAGGAACAGACGGTGACTTTGGTGGAACGACCCGAATCCCAGGTCTTGGCGGGTTTGGAATGGGCAAGGGCGGGACAGGCACAAAGCCTGCCCTCACTCCAGAGCAGCAAGAGGCGGAGTACATGCGACGCGGGCAAATGCCAAGTGGCGGAACTAGGAGCACAACTCTGCCAACTCCTCCTAGAGTTGATCCAAACAGGGATCTTGGATATGGTGAGCAGGTTCCGATTACTCCGCCAGGCGGTCCATCCACTGGAATTTCTCCAGTGACGGGAACAACTCCAGTAACTGGTCCTTCGCCTATTACGCGCCCTGGTCCAATTAAAACAACGACTGCAATCAAGCCTATTGCCAGCCTGACAAGTCAGGCAATGGTTGACTTTAGGGCTGGAGAGCGACAGTCACTTACTAGCACTAAGTCTACCGCCGTAGGTGGATTCTTTAGGAACTCGCCATTTAAGATTTCGCTGTAATGGTTGATTGGATTGGAGTACCGCCAGAAGACGAGCCGTATAAGCCGTTTTCTGATGGAGGTAGCAATGATTCTTCGGGTTCTCAGTCTACTTACCAAAAGCGTCGTATCGGCGTTGACATCGTTGGTGGAGCGCCTGCTTCTCAGGAACCAGTTGACGATGTATTTGATATTCCTCGCGCTGGGATGGAGTTTGTTGGTGGCGCTGCTGGCGGTCTATTCTATGGAATTGATACTCTTAACCGACTAGCCCACGAAGAAGTTGCCAAGTTGCGCATTAAGAATGCGATGGCGTTTGGCGATCCCAAGATGGCACAGAAGTATCTTGACATGGTTGGCAAGTACGACATGTCTATTGACGAGGTTGCATCGGAGATGTATAAGGATGGCGTTGCCGTAACTGGTGGCGTTCCTCACGACCTTATGCTTTCCATCTTTGCAGACCCACTCAATGTAGTCGCTCCCGTGGTCGGCGGAACCTACCAGAGGGCAAAGAAGTCCGCTGGATTCCTAGACGAGATGGGTGACGAGACAAAGCGCGACATCATGGGGCGAGTTAAGGCTCGCACCCCAATGACACCAGACGATGAGAAGTTTATGAGCAGCCGAATGAATCAGGCGCTTGGTCGTGCATATAGCAGGGTCAGTAGGGGAAGCGGTGGCTTTGTAAAGGCTCTTGGTCAACTTGTGCTTGGTCGTGCATCTTCTGCAATCATCACTGCTCTTGGCGTAAACACCATGCGGAAGGTTGCTCAGTATGCCGACAATGCTGGAGTTGCCGATCTATTTGACGATTCTGTTTCTATTGCGGCTGCCCATGTTAGCCGAGGCGCAGCGGCAAACCATGTTGTCAACAACTCTGTAATCCGAAACACCTCAGCGGTGGAGGGGAGGATTCAGGCGGTTGAGCGTGCTACGTCGCTATCCGACGATGCCGCCCGCGCAGAGTTTAAGAACGCAACAAATCTTGACGAGCGATCCTCCATCCTTACGGACGAAGAGATCAACTCACAGTTTGACGAACTCTTTAACATCAAGCAGGAGCGCATGCGCGCAGGCAAGGGTTCAGACTGGGCAGAGCGAGTCCGCCGTGGTCTTGTTGATACTGCAGTAGAGGGCGACCTTGGCGAGCAGATTGGCAAGGGCGGCGTGCTTAATGTCCTAGATGAGGCTATCGTAAGCAGCAGGCAGTCTGTTGACCGAGAGGTCGCGCTTGTGTTTACCCGTGAATCTGCCGACGCGCTCCTCATTGCAGCGAAGGGACCTGCTGCGGCGAAAGAGCACTTCATCTCCAAGATGGAGTTTATGCTGTCGCGCGACGAGGCTGCCAATCTGTTTGACGAACTAGTGATGGACGCTTCTAAAGTATCTGATCAGAACAAGGCACTGGTTCAAGCGGTTAATACTGCAAACTTCCTACACCTTGGGTATGCTGCGCGAACTCTTGCTGGCAATATGCGAGAACTTAAGGCGCTGTCTGAAACCCCATCGTTCCTCAAGAATATTGACCAGAAGATCCGCCCACTCATTAGGACGCAGATGGGACGCATGAGTATTGTCAGCGCCCGAACAATGACAAAGCAGGATCGCAAGCAGATCCTTGCGCGACTTGAATCTGCAGAAACGTTTGAGCAAAAGCAGGAGATCGTTCGCGAGGCTATTGAGAACTTTGACAATGCAGCGGCTGAGTTCCAAGCCCTTGGCGACGCGTCCAAGACCGTCATCAATGAGGACACGGTTGCCGTCTTCGCAAAGAAGATTGACCAACTTACTGATCTTCCAGATGAGATCCCAGTGTCATTTACTAACGCGCTTGCTGACGTTCCTGCCTACACAAACTTCCTATCCGACGCTGCACGGCTGGGGTACAAGATCATCCTTGAGCCAGAGGGGGTAGTGACAAAGCCTAAGATTGACATTACAGAGTTTGGGTCCCGTGCTGCCGTACGACCAAAGTCCTCGCTCTGGGTTCCGATTACTGATGACGGGATGGACGTTGTGTTTGGCAACCGTACAAAACTTGGCAAGTTTGTTGACTACAACTTCGGGGACCGCTCAACAATTAAAATTATGCAGAACACGCTAGACCGAATGTATGAGTACGCAGCAACACGACTGAAGAGTCCTATGTCACGTGCGGTAATCCGTGACCTCCATAGGGAGTTGATGGACGAAGCGTTCAAGACACGAGGGTCTTTGCGCACAGTCAGCATGGCGCTGTCTGGCGAAGGCGATGGATCTATTGTCAATGTTATGCAGCGGCTTGAAGACAGGATTGCCCAGCAGGGACCACAGGCACTACAAGAGTTTAGGGCAATGGTTAAGAATGGGGACTTTGAGGACATGATCTTCTACGCCGCAAAGGGTGACGTTGCCGTAACTGGTGTTGCGTCGCAGATCAGCGGTGGCTTTAAGATTGCTCTTCGCAAGTCGCCCGTGCTTCGTGGTGCTGTCGGAAAGTACATTGTAGAGTGGGCAGACAAGTGGTACCCAATGTTCAAGTTTACAAAGAACCCAATCTTTCAACTTGCAGAAATTGTAGAGTCTAAGTTCTTCAATGGTCTGCGCGGGATTATGCCAGAGTGGAAGATCCCATTCACTGGTCGTCGTTTCGGGACAAAGCGGTACTACGATGTCATGGACCCTATGACCAATAAGATGCAGCGGCTTGACTCCGTAAAGATTATTCAAGACTTGGCTGCCGCCGAACGACCAGAGTTGCAGTTCGCTCAGGACATGGCTGCCCTCAATGCATACTTTGGGTACAGCACAACGCAGGCATTGCTTACCGTAGGCGAGGCGGGATCAGAGTTTGTTAAGAACATGGAGAAGTCCCGATCATGGTGGGCTGGTCTTGTGGAGGGTGCGGCAACCAGCAAGGCAACTGACTTCTGGCGTATGACCGCAGATCAGAACCTTTCGGCTATGGCTGAGTCACTCCCTCGCATGATGCAGAAGTCTGCACCAGCGCAATGGGACGTATGGCTGCAGTCCGCTGGCGGCGACCCGCGCGGCGCTGCCCTCCTTTTCCTGCATCAGGCACACTCGCTTCGCACGAGCCGATCTGCAGCGCGAGCGTTCATGAACCGACACAAGCCGCTTGGTCTTGGGTTTGGTCGCCAGTTTGATGACGACCCTATTAAGAACCTGAACACGGCGCTACGAGATGCGAACCGACAAGTGCGGGCAACAAGCCATAGCGCAGCAGCAAGGACGCTGGCAGACAACCTTGCTGACGTGCACGCTGGTGCTGCCGCTGTCGGGTATAACCAAGAGGCGCTAGATGGAATTACTAAGGCTATTGCCATCCTACGAAAGACAAGTCCAAATCCTCGCTCTGCAGCCAAGTCGTATCAGAATGCGCTTAACGAGTTGGGCGTTGCTAGCGGCAAGATGGAGATTGAGTTTACCGCAGCAGTCAAGCGCAAGCAACTTGTGCGCGACTCTCTAATTTCTAATGGCATCCCTCGCCCAATGGCGACGGAGATGGCGGCGCTATACGTCGTAGCCCAGCGACGTGGCGAGATGATCCCAGAGGTTGCAATGCAAGTTGAGCGAGCACTTGCTGGCAAGGTAGTCATGTCTGCCGAAGATATCAACAAGTTGTCCAACCACCTGCAGGCTATCCGTGAGGCACGCACTGGAGAAGAGACCGTATGGAATACAATCATGGACGGCATTGACGCGCAAATCCGACACGAGTCAATCCCTGTGCATTTCTACAACACGAACCGATCATTCTTTGAGCGCACGTTTAACCACGTGTTCTTCTCGCTGTACCCTACGTCGTACATGTTTGGCAAGGTACTGCCAGAGTACATGCGACTTCTGTACGCTACGCGAACCAAGTCCCTTGCGGGGCTAGTCCTTGAACCGTACGAGCGGGTTCTGCGCCTTGCGTCTGGCGGCAACTTTAGCCTGAAGGCGTGGAGCGACTTTGCTCCGCTTGTTGGGTTCTCTGCTGCATACAAGATCCGACAGGCAATGCTTCGCGAGATGTCAGAAGGCGACCCTACAGAGTACGACCCACTGATGTTCTTCCTTACGCAAACGCTTATCCCTGGACTCCCAACCGACATTACTGTCGGTGTCAACGTTGCACCGCTTGCAGCAGTTGAGCAGTTTGGGAATACATTAGAAGAAACAGGAAGTGTCCCACAGGCACTTCTTGAAGGAGCAACCAAGGGTGTCGGAACGGCAGCCCTTGCGATGAAGAGAGTTGGCTTGCCACAGGCGGCTACCGTTGTGGGTAGCATTGCAAATACGCTTGCCAACCCTGAAGATCAAGACCTGTCTCCAGTAGAAAACATTCAAATGTTTATTGAGACAAGGATTGATGATATAGGAAAGTTCCTACGTAATGAGTAGGATGGTACAATAGGAGGAAGCAATGGCTGAAACCGAAGTCGTGAACACGCCACCGCAGGAGTCGCCTGCACCTGAGGCTGTAGAGCCACAGGTAGCGACCACTCCAGCAGAAGATGATGTCACCACTTGGAAGAAGCGGCTGGCTGGGAAAGATCAGGCGCTAACATCTGCGAAGGCAGAACTTGAGTCTATCCGTAAGGAGGCTGAAGAACTAAAACGCTGGAAGGCTGAGAATGAGAATGCGAACTTGTCCGAGTTCCAAAAGTCTCAGAATCGTCTTGTTGCGCTTGAGGCAGAACTTAACGAGGCACGGGAGGCTGCTAAAAACGAGCGGCTGAAGAGTGCCTACCCGAACTACGCTCAGTTCTTGGCTGACACTGCAGGTCTTTCGGATGAAGCGCGAGCCGCTTCGTTTGAGAAGTACATGGCAGATCTCAGAAAGGAACAGGCTAAGGAAGGGACGGACACATTTGTTGAACCGAATAATCCTAGGAAGTCTAGCGGTAATGGAAGCGGGAAGCGTTCCCAGTCCGACATTATTGCAGATATGGAGAAACTCGGTAATCCGTTCATCTAGTTAGTCTAAGGAGAATATCATGGCTATTACTAGTACGTCAACGACGGGGTTTTCTGATCTAGTTCAGGAACTCGTCCTCGCTAAGGCGCAGGAAGAACTGCGCGGGCGACTCGTGCACGTGATGCCAGGTCACTACGTTCCTGGGCGTTTTGTGAAGGGTACTAACACCATTCGCTTCGCTCGCTACGCAGACCTCGGCGCGGACACGACTCCGCTCAATGAAGGTGAATCACCTGTTGATCAGGCGCTCAGCATCGGCTCGGATTACTTTACTGCTACGCAGTACGGTAAGACGATTGCCGTGACTGACCTTGCTCAGTTGGACTCACCTCACGACCTCATCTCAATCGCCTCGGAGCGCATTGCGCGACAGGCTGCTGAGACGATGGATCTTGTTGTTAAGGATGTTCTTGCCGCAGGCACGAACGTCAAGTACGCAGGCGATGCAACTTCCCGCGCAACTGTTGCGCAGGGCGATGTCATCACGGGCGCTCTCGTGAAGAAGATGGCGGCAAGCCTCAAGGCTGCCAACGTCCCAACCTTTGCGGACGGCTTCTACCGCTGCGTTATCCACCCGTTCCAGGAGTACGATCTGATTACGGATACGACTGCTAACGGCTGGATTGAATCCACCAAGTACGTGGACAACCTCCCGCTTCTGAACGGCGAGATCGGGCGCTTTGCTGGCGTTCGCTTCCTCGTTTCGTCCAATGCGAAGGTGTTCGCAGAGGCTGGTGCTGATGACGCAGATGTCTACAGCGCTCACTTCTTCGGTCCAGATTCGTACACGGTTGGCGATTCGCAGACCCTTCAGGCGTACTTCGTGTCGCCTGGTGGCGATCACAGTGACCCGCTTGCGCAGCGCGCAATCGCTGGTTACAAGATGCGCTTCGGCGCGAAGTTGCTTGACCTCACGGGTGCACGCTACGTGCGCCTTGAGACGGGCGCGACGCTCAGCGGCGAGTAATCAATAGGTGAGGGGGGGCGGCTGGCGGGTCGCCCCCCTGATCCGATAGGAGGTTAGATGGCAACACGAGCAACAATCAGAACAGAAATCCGAAGGGATCTACGAGATCCAGACGCAAAGACTTGGAGCAATGATGAGATCAATGATCTTATTAACTCTGGCATTGATGCTATCTCCGACCTCTCAGCACTTGAAACAGTAGAATCCTTTGAGGCGGTGTTCCCGTCTCTGTCTGGATCAAACATGGGCAAGAGCCTTGAGTTCACGCCCAACACCATCTTTAGCAATATCTTCAGGGTAGATGTCCTTGACTCAAACCTTCGGTTCTATGAAACCCTTCCTATTAGCACGGGGCATGGATGGGGCAACGGCTGGCAGTGGTTTGCTGGCAAACTCCATATCCCAGCAGGGTATTCTTACCCAACCTTTGACCTCGTTGTAGGCGAGGATGTCTATGAGCGAGTTAACTTGAAGATCTGGGGATACAAGCGATACACACTACTTAATGACGACAGTACTAACTCAGACCTTACCGATCAACTTAAAAATGCAGTAAAGATCTACGTGCAGGCTGAGGCGCTGCAGCGCTTGATGGTTGACCGTGCCGACTTCCAGCAGTGGCAGATTGCTTCTGGCTCAAGCGACATGACTATCAGCGAACTCTCTGTCCTTGCTTCATCCGCTCGTACCCGATGGCGCTCCGAACAGCAGCGCATCCGAAGGATGAGGCAACTTGGATGATTGATCTAACACAGCCTATCTATTGGGAGCAGCCTAACGGAGTATTTATTAATCTTAATGATCTAACAAATAACTCTACCTTCTCTCCCACTCAACCAATCTCTGGCTACCGCGTAAAGAGTATTTCCTTCGGTGCCGCTAACCCAATCGGATACGAAGATCCTCGCGCAACCCGTGACGGCGTTGACGTAGCGGATGCATACATTGGGCGAAGGTTGCTGCAAATTCAATTGGATCTGTACGGTGCTACTCGTCAGGATCTTGCAGGTAGACTTGAGACCATTGTCAAGATGATGCGATTTGTTCCTAAGAGGTTCCAAGCAAGCGATGGGTTTAGGCGATTCAAGTTTACAATGATTACTAATGACACGACCAATTTCCCTACGGGAAGGATTGAGGCATACTCTGTCTGCCGACCAGCGCAGATGCCACAGATTGAAACCAATCCGATGATGTTTAGCGGTAGCGACAGCGCTGGGTATAGCACGGGGGTTATCCTTGCGTTTGTCATGAAGTCACCGTACAAGTTCTCTGACACCTTGAAGAACGGGGGCATCACGCTGGGTGGTTCTGCTGTCACGCTTCACAATCACGGGACGGCACCATCGTACGCGGAACTAGTTATTGCCAAGATCACTACTGCGACTCCATCAAAGAACGCAGCGCTTGTCAAGTTTACGATAACACTTAATGGAACTCCTCTTGTGCTATCAATTCCCGCCAACACAATTGGAGACGATGCAACCTACGAGTACAAGATTCTTATTAACTACGATGAGCAAATTGTTTACGATTCTAGAATTACAAAAGACGGAGGCGCTGCGCTAAATACAATTAACCAGAAATACATTATCGTAAACTCTGGCGCTCTGTTTGGTCTTATTGATCCAGACGATGATCATTACGGTGGTACCCCGTCCACTGTTTCCGTAAGCGCTGTGGACGGATCAAACAATCCTATTACGACGGGCTATAGCGCCACTATTTCGTGGAGGGAGGCGTGGTATTAAATGGCTACACTAACCGTACCAGTACTTTCTTCAGAAGCGTGGATGCGCAGGAGGGTAAGCCCCGCTACTACCTACACGACTGAAGCAACCTCCGAGATCGGAGAGATCATTGACACGCTGCCAGTAGGGTGGAGCACGGGTGAGTTTGGGCGCAAGTGCCGAGCCTCCGTGTACTTTGACACCATTGACTTCAGTTCTATTGGGACTATTAACTCAGCGACCATGACGTTCCAGTACTCCGACCCAACTCCAGACTTTCAGGTTAACCAGTCCTGTACGGCATCCCGCACCTTGCGCATTGAGCGAAGGACCGTAGCGGCTACTGGATCTACGTGGGCAACTGGTGTGTCAACGGGGGTTCACTTCTCCAACACCAGCACGATTAGCGTAACGCTTGCAGCGAACCTTGCAAACACTGCTGGTCTTTCTGCCAACGTGCTATCACTTGTAAACGCGTGGAAGAACGGCGACCCACAAGAGGGAATCGTTCTCCGCATTTCTACCGACACAGCCGATACAACTTCATCGCCACAGACAACTCCCGTAGAGAATAAGCCAGGAGCAGGGTTCATCCCAAGTTCCTTTGAGATTGTTATTGACTACACTCCACTACCAGTTTCACCAAGCGCTCCGCAACTTGTCATCCAAAACAATGCTACGGACGGCGGTACACTAGGATCAACCACCCCAGTAAAGTCTTTCAATGCAGGCACAACGTCGCAATGCAATCTTCGGTTTTCATTTATTGACGACAATGAGACGGAGGGTGACTACTGCTACGCGTACCAAGTTGAAGTCTATACAAACTCTTCGTTCACTGGTTCCCCAGTGTGGTCCGAAAATAAAGTAACTACTGGTCAGCCAGCAGGAACTATTACATACATCCTTGACTTTAATAACGTCCCGAAGGACACCGACTTGTATTGGCGTGCACGGGTTATTGACACAAACCCAGGGGATACTTACAGTCCATACAGTACGCTGACCAACGGTAGCGGTACCAGCCAAGAACGTGCCGTATTTAGGGTACAGGCTGCAACTACTGAGCCTCCACCCCCAGGAGGAGGCGGAGGTAATCCAGAGTACACATCCGTTACAACCTTTGCGCGCAATAAGTTCCGTGTTGAGTTCTATGGCATTCAAGACACGGTTACTGCTGGGCTTGAGTTGATTAACGCAGACGACAACCCCCAGACCCCAGCCCCGTCCTTTAACCCTACCCCCAACAAGCACGCCGACGGGAACTGGCAGCCATCTGCCATTATCCACGATGCCAAGGCAATTGGGGTTTCCCAGCAAATTAACGGAGCGGGGGAGTTCTTCCTTACCCTGCCCTCTAACCACCCTCAGATTGGCGCAATTGTGCCTCTACGGACGTTTTGGAGGGTGTCTCGGTGGGACGAGAAGGCTGGATACTTCATTGTGGCGGGAGAAGGGATGGTCACTGAGACGATCAGCAGCCCGAACGAGGTCATCGTCTATGGCACGGACAAGTTGGGGATGCTCGCCCGCCTCATTGTTCCAGTAGACAAGACTCTGCTCGGAGCCTACTATACCTTCCAAAACTTTAGGCTTGACCAGATCCACGATGCCCTGCTTCCTTCGGCTGGAAATGTAGAGCAGTCAATCAGTAGATCGGTTACGACAAGGGCATCAGTTGCTGGGTCTACTGGATCTATTGTAACACTGACGACAAGTGTTGCCCACGGGTACCTACAAGGAGATGCTGTCACTGTGACAAATGTAAACGATGCTGCACTCAACGGTACATTTGTTATTGCTTCTATCCCAACGACAACTACCTTTACGTACAAACTTACTGATAAGAGCAAGGTAGTTGCAAGTGGCGCTGCTGGCACAGGTGCTACTTCTGTCGTCAATCGTTTTACCCGCAACATGTTTGAGCCGTTCCAAGCCAACCGAAGAATCCTTGCAGGCACGACAGATGTGAGCGATACGCCAGCATCCTCTACCTACCGAACTGTCACTGAGGCGAAGAGCATCATGTGCGACGGAAAGTCCTACCTTGATACGCTTGCAGAGTTCTGTGACATCCTTATGGCAGGCACGACAGATGTTGTACTCATTGAAGATCCGAACATCGGGCTTCCAGCGGACAACCCTGCCAACCTGTACCAAGGGATTCAGTATCGCCACCTCAAAGAAGAGGATATTCCAAGCCCTAAGTTCTGGCTGAAGTATGGCGACAGCGTGACTGACTTTAAGTACCAGCCATTCCAAAGCAAGATTGCTACGCGCGCAGGGGTTCTTAACTACGCATACGATAGCGGCGGTACATCAACAAGCACCTTCGGTATCAAGAGTGCGCTTAACTTCCCGCTGTACGATAACTACGGACTGATTGAGATTTTTGAAAAGATTGACGATGAACGAAACGACATCCAATACGCAGCAAATATGTTGTATAATCGGTATCCGAATCAAGTTGTTGAGTTTAACCTTGGGGTTGTCTCAACACAGATTACGCCATTCACTGGCTATCAGGTAGGTGACCTGATCCAAGTGTATATCTTGCGCAGGAATGTTTCTGTGACAGATAAGTTTGCCCTCACTCGGCAGGAGTGGATCGGCAACGAGGATGGATCTGAGAATATTATCTTCCTGTTCTCACCGCAGCAACGACTATCGTTCTTGGCACAACTATGACCAAGAGCAATGTGTCTGCGATTGTGGAGGCTATTATGGAACTACGTGCTGAACTACGCGAGGACCTCAAGGAAATGTCGGAGCGTCTTACCAAGATTGACGAGCGGTTGCGTGAAGTTGAAGTAGCGCAAGCCATTGCGCGGGAGGTAAAGATTGAAGCCGATCTCTCAGGGAAGTGGAAGGCTGGCATTGCGACCAGTATCGCAGCGGCAGTTGCCGCACTTCTACAAGCGCTTGCGCAAAAGGGAAACTAAGGAAGCCATCTTCCGCTACATAGACTGGCAGGAAGACTACGTTACCCGCATTGATGAGCGGGACTTACGCCTACACTTTCTCCTCATTTCCGATCAGGAAATGTAGGAGCCGTCAGGGGAGGACGACCCTGACGGCTCAGTTAGCGCGAAGTATAGCAGGTTACTTCGCGAGATCCTTTCTTACGGTATCCTCAATGAGGATGTCCAGTTCCTGTGGGCTGATCTTAACTCCGCGTTCCTGTAGCGCCTGAGTTACTGCGGTCAAGACGAGCGTCTTCTTAGTCTCGCCTTCACCACTGCCAGCGTACTGCTCCGCAGCGCTGACTGCAGCCTTCACCAAACTCTGGGCAAAGGTGTACTGCTCATTG